ATGGGCTATTTGTACCCCAAAACGAATCGATAAGTCATGATTAGTGATGATCAGGTCATCATTGACCCCCATGCGGTTGAAACAGGCTCAGATCGGCTCACATCGGTTTTTTCGCCGGTATCAGCTCCACGAATCCACTCACCGCTCAATGATTTGCCCACGCGTGGCCTTGAACTGATCGATTTTGCTGACAGATTTATCGATGGCGGCTTTATGCCATGGCAAAAGTGGCTGGCCGAGCAATCCTTGAAAGTCAAAAGTGATGGGAGATGGAAGCACCCAATTTCAATTGCCATGCTTCCGCGCCAACAAGGTAAATCCACATACATGCTCGCTCGTATTGCGATGGGCATGTTCGAGTGGAACGAATCCTTGCAGATTGCATCGGCTCACCGGCTGGTCACATCTCTTGAGCAATTTCGGCAGCTTGTCTCCATGATTGAAAAACACGCCGATCTTTCAGCTCAAGTAAAGCGCATCCGCTGGCAACATGGAGCCGAAGAAATCCAATTGCTTAATGGATCACGATTTTTGATTAAAGCCGGCGGCTCAGCTGCTCGCGGTGCTTCACCCACAACTGTGCATTTAGACGAAATCCGCGAAATGCACGATCTGGAATCTTTTGCCTCATTGCGTTTTGCTCTGATGGCCGCAAAAAATCCTCAAGTCAATGGCTTTACAAATGCCGGAGACTCGCACTCGGTAGTTTTACAAATGCTACGCGAAAGAGGCTTGGCAGCTGCATCGGGTGCCGATGATGACATTGGATGGTTTGAGTGGTCTGCTCCCACAGACGAAATCTCATTTGAAAATGCAGCTTCATGTAATCCAGCTTTAGGAATAACGATGCACCCGGACAATCTCCGGGCGATTCTCAATGATCCTCCCGAAATTATCATGACAGAGGTTTTGTGCAGATTTGTGCAGACAATCTCTAGTGTGGTCGGAGCCAAAGAGTGGCAAGAGTGTGGCGATGAAACTGTTGATCTTGATGACGAGAAACTTACATGGATGGCCATCGACATTTCACCGGATCGAAAGCACGCTGCATTGGTAGCAGCTCAAAAGCTTGAAAATGAGAGCTTTGTTGTGAAGCTGTTGCATACATGGGAAAACACGATCCAGCTTGATGATCGGGCAATTGCCAATGATGCGGCAAGCTATTGCCGCAAATATCCGATTGAGTATTTGTTGTACAGCCGTAGAACATCCGGAGCGGTTGCAGCTCGATTACAGCCGGCAGGTATTCCAATCCATGACATGGACAGCGATTACCCACAAAGTTGTGATGAGCTTTTGGGAGCAATTAACAGCGGCAGGCTCAAGCACCGAAATCAAGCCTCACTCACAGAGCAAATCCTTTCAGCTGTGCAATTGCGCCGTGGCGATGGCGGCTGGGTCATTGGAAGACGTGCAAGTCAATCGGCGGTTTGTGCCGCCGTAGCATCAGCATTGGTCACACACTTTGCGACACGCCCAGAAACGGAAATAGACATTTTAGTGGGTTGATGCTTGACATTTTGAGAAAATGCTCTCATGGGATTATTTGATCGAAAGCGCACCATTGAAACAGTCGCGCCATCGCGTGGTGCTGATATAGCTGCACAGATCGGCCCGGCTCCAACACTTGATGCATTTTTTCCATTTGGTGGAGCTGATTATCTTGCAAGCCGTGAGGAAGCAATGAGTGTGCCGGCAATTGCTCGTGCACGAAATATGATTTGCAATTCAATTGCAACAATTCCGTTAGTCACTCGTGACAAAACCACCGGACAAATCATTGATCAACCTGTTGTGATTTCTGATCCGGATAAGCGAGTACCAGGAGCCGCATCATGGGTGTGGGCGTGTGAGGATTTACTTTTTACGGGGTTCAGTTATTTTCAGGTGATTGATCTATTTGCCGACACCGGCCGCGTGCGCCAAATGTGGCGCGTTGCTCCAAATCGTGTTGGTGTTTTCTTAAATTCAATTGGAACTCAAATTGAGTATTACACAGTCGATGGATCGCGTGTGCCAATGTCTGGTGTCGGATCACTTGTTGTGTTTTATGGCAATGATGAAGGTTTGTTGAATCGCGCAGGTCGCACAATCCGTGCAGGTGCAGAGCTTGAAAGAGCTGCCGTGATGTATGCACGCGAACCGGTGCCATCAATGGTTTTGAAATCAAATGGCACAGCCTTACCAGCTGATCGCATTGCAAAATTGCTTGATGCATGGGGCGCAGCTCGTAGAAATCGCGGCACGGCATTTCTCAATGCAGATGTTGAATTGACAACAGTTGGATTTACACCGGAGCAAATTGGACTTAATGCTGCACGCGAAATCATTGCAACCGAACTTGCACGAGCCGTGGGAATTCCGGCCTACTTTATTGATGCGCCGACTGGATCATCCATGACCTATCAAAACGCCCAGACGGCGCGTCAAACTCTTTTAGATTTCTCGCTGCTCCCATTGATGAACAGCATATCCTCAAGACTTTCAATGCCAGATTTCACCCCATCAACACAGCGCGTGGAATTTGATTTGAAGGCGTACTTGCGCGGATCAGAAAAAGAGCGTGCAGAGATTTACAAAATTTTATTTGACATCGGAGCAATCACGACTCAAGAAATCAGACAAATGGAGGACATGATCTCATGAAGCTAACAACACCAATGCAAATCACGGCAGCTGATTCGGATTCACGAACAATCACCGGCCGCATCGTTGCGTTTAACGAACACGCAAATGCATCAACCGGCAAAGTTGTTTTTGCCCGTGGATCAATCCAGCCAAATGATGTTTTCTTAAACCTTGAACATGACAACACTCGCAGAATTGGGCGCAGCGTTGCAATGTCTGTAAATGACAAAGAAATGACAGCGACTTTCAAAATTGCTAACACAACAGCCGGAACCGATGCACTTACAGAAGCAATGGAAGGCTTACGCGATGGATTTTCAATTGAGTTGGCTGTGGACAATTACGAAATGCAAAAAGATGGCACCATGAAGGTGCTCAATGGGCAGCTCACAGCTGTCGCTTTGGTTACTGAACCGGCGGTGCGATCTGCACGCGTTTCTGAGGTAGCCGCATCAGAGGATTCTGAAACTGAAACAGTTACAGATACAACAAACCAAAATGAAGGAGACAAAGTGGAAAACACTACCGAACAAGCCGCTCCTGCCGTTGAACCGGTAGCAGCTCCAGAAGTCACCGCACCTGTTCAGGCATCACGCCCGGCTTACTACACAGCACCACGCTCACCAATTGTGGACAAGGTTTCATATCTTGAGCACTACCTACGCGCGAGCGTTTTGCATGATGAAGATTCACGCCAATATGTAAAGGCAGCTGATAACACAACATCAACCGCACCCGGCATGATTCCAACACCACAAAGCACACAGGTTATCAATGCACTTGCAAATGCAGATCGCGGCACAATTGATGGTATTAGCCGTGAAACTTTAGTGGCAGAAGGTATGACCTTTGAATTGCCAAAAGTCACCGCTGTGCCAACTGTGTTGCCAATCAATGAAAACGATGCAATTACAGAATCATCACTTTCAGCAACATTTCTTTCTATTTCTGTTCAGCCTTTCAAAGGCCGCGCTATCTCAACAGTAGAGCTCATCGACCGAAGCCGACCAGAGTACCTAACAGCTTTGCTCCAGAATCTTGAATTTGCGTATGCAAAAGAGACTGATGAGTATGCACTTGCAGCAATGCAAGCGGCAGTCACTACAACAACAGCACAGGCAGCAAATACAGCAACCGGATTCCTTGGATACACATCTCAGGCAGCCGCAGCTGTTTATGGCTCATCACTTGGTTTTGCTCGATCATTGATCGTCTCACCAACACAATGGGGCAACATCATGGGTTACAACGACAATGGAGCACCGCTATACAATGCGGCGCAACCTAGCAATGCGGCAGGAAATGTGAGAGGCGATTCATTGCGCGGTGTAGTTTCACCGGGTCTGAACCTTTATGTTTCACGCTCATTTGGTAACGCTGGCACAACAACAGCGAGCGGCGATTCTTCAATGGTCGTTGTCAATCCAGATTCTTACACATGGTATGAATCTCCACGCTTTACACTACGCAGCAACATCAACAGCGATGGAACAATTGACATCCTGTACTACGGCTATGGCGCACTAGCTGCCAAGGTGCCAAATGGTGCACAGTTCAATAACATCGCTTAAATAAACAATCAATCATCGGTGATGGTCGCTCCCGAACATCGCTGATACGAAAGGAACCGAGATGCCAGCAATCGTTACAGCCTCACAGCTGAGAGCAATTCTTGGTGTCTCGGTTTCCTTGTATAGTGATGCTCAATTGGATTCTTACATAGATTCCGCTGAGCAGACAATTTTGCCTTTACTTACGCAATACCAATCATCGGTGACTTTTGCAAATGTGAGTGATTCCGTCATTTATTTCACCACAATGCGGCCAAATTATTTTGTGCCGGGTCAATCTGTTGTTGTTACCGGGGCCGGAATTTACAACGCGACCTACACAGTCACCGATGATCGGATTGAGCCTTACACATTTACAGCGGCAACAGCCGCAGCTAATCGTGATTATCCGTTGCCATTTATTCCGGCAGCAACAGCAACATTGAGCGGTGGATCGGCGGCAGCTTTGTACGCTAATACACCACCAATCGAAAACGCAATTTTGGTTGTGGCGGTTGAGATTTTTCAGAGCATTACAGCTCCCGGCAACCAAATCATGTCAGACAATTTTCAGCCGAGCCCGTTCATTTTAGGCCGCAGCTTGAGCAACAGAGTCATCGGCCTCTTAGGCCCGTTTCTTGATGTCGAAACGATGTGTCAATGAGCATCGAATCAGCCATCCGCACACCATTAAAAACAGCACTTTCATCAATTGCTGCAAATGTGTACAACGGTATCCCAGAGACAATGACCAGCCCAAGCATATGTTTAATCCCGGATGCGCCATATCTTGAAAGTGTTTTAATCAATGGATCAACCACAAAAGTCAGAGTCAATTTAACTGTCACCGGTGTTGTGGGTTATGCCAACAATGCCGCAGCTTTGGACAATCTAGAAACATTGATGATTAACATCATCAGCGCAATGCCCGGCGGCTATGAAGTCGGCAATGTGAATCAACCTCAACCATTGGAAGTTGGCGCGGGCAAATACCTCACGGCCGATTTACAAGTCAGCACCTATTACACCAACTAAGGAGAAATCATGCCAACAACAATCATCACGGGCAGAGACATCACTTTCACCATTGCTGGTGATAATTATGATGCACAGGCCACATCAGCGACTTTGACAGTCGATTCAACGATCAACACATACCAGACACTTGATGGCAAGGCGTATTTCACTACTGATACGCAAGGCACATTTGCTGTGGAAATGCTTGCCGATTGGGGCGCAGCAAATTCACTTTGCGAGGAATTGTGGACAGCTGCAACGAGCGCACCACAGACTGGCCTTTCGGTAATCTTTGGAGCAGATTCAGGCGCATCATTTGCGTTTGATGTGCAGCCAATTTTGCCATCTGCCGGCGGTACAGCACCAGATGCACAGACTGTCTCACTTTCTTTCACTTGTGTGACAACACCAATCTTAACAATTAGCTAAGAGACAAGGAATCGGGAGCATGAAACTACCAATCACAATCGAATTCAACGATGGTGAGAGCGCAACCTATACCGCGCTCCCACCGGAGTGGATGAAATGGGAACAGAAAACCGGAAACACAATTCAGCAAGTGGCCGAGAAATTGGGCATTGCAGATTTGATGTTTTTGGCGTATCACGCAAGCAAGCGCGAGGCAGCCGGAAAGCCTGTCAAGCCATTTGAGGCGTGGTGCGAAACTGTGACTGACATCAGCATGGGAGAA